TATTCGCATATGGAAATATGTATAACGCATACACAGTAGTCGATATTGCTGGTGGTATGGGTGTATCAACTGTACTTAAGTTGATTGAGATGAATTATAGTCAGAAATTATTACATTATGATAAACCAACTAGTGGTACTGCTATACTACCTAATAAGGCTAGGTTGAATAGGGTTAAGAATAAGGATAAAATGCCAGGTTTCAATGCCAATGGAGTTCGTCTACCAATGATAGCAAATCTAGAGAGGGTTCTTAGAGAAAATGCCGTTAAGATTAGGTCAAGAAGACTTGTATCTGAAATGAAAACATTTATTTATAAGAATGGTAGACCAGACCACATGGATGGTTACCATGATGATTTACTTATGGCCTTAGGTATGGCCTTATGGGTGTTAGAATACTCATTTAAAAACCTAGAGAAAGCAAATGCACAAAATAAAGCTATACTTAATAGTTGGAGTACTGGTAGTTCTGGTGCTAAAGACGCTAAAAAGGCTAGTTATGATGGTGGATTTGTATCAAATAACAATAAAGGGAAAACTACCGCACCCCGACCAAGGTTTAATCCAAATGTGTCTAAAAATATGCAAGACCCAAATGGTGATTACATGTGGTTATTTAGCGGAACAAGATAAATTATGGGATTAGGACCAAAAGTATTTACAAGGAAGAATGGTAATCAAAAAGGTGGTAAACTTTATAAGTGGTCACCTATACCATCAGATAAAAGAGCAACTAAGGGAAATGGGGTTCGAAATAATTTTTATTGTACGGCTACGCCATATTCACAAGGTGAGGATTGGATTGTTACTTATATGGAAATAATAACAGTAATTGATGGTATACAAAAGAAAGTAGCTTACGTTGCTTGTGATTATGTACAGTAAGTATTTATTTATTATTAAAAATTATTACATTATAGAAAAATTAAATTATGGCTAAGAAGAAACTTACAGTCTTTCAGAGAATGAATAAAATGTTTGGTCCAGATGGTGTTAATGTACCAAAAGACCAAACAAATAGATATTCAATAGGGCGTGGAGAATTATTAAAAACAGATAACAAAGCAGATTACGAAGCGGCTAAACTACAGGCACAACAAGCTAAGTATCTTGGTGGTCAATGGAAAAAGGTTGATAATGAATTATTTCAAAAATCAATACATTATGAAACAACTCGTATTGGTTCGTATTCTGATTTTGAGAATATGGAATTTTACCCAGAGATTGCCGCTGCTTTGGATATAATGATGGAAGAGGCTACAACCGTTAATGATAAGGGTGAGGTTATAAACATTTATTCAGATTCAAAAAGGGTTAAAAAAATCCTTAAAGATTTATTTCATAATAGATTAGATATTCATACATCATTACCAATGTGGACAAGAAACACTTGTAAATATGGGGATGATTTTGTATTCTTAAATATTGATGATAAGGCTGGTGTTATTGGTGCTAGACAAATGCCTAACTTCGAAATGGAAAGAAGAGAGGGTAGTATTTATGATGCTATTTCTAGACAACATGCTGTTGGTGAAGAAGATGCTGACGGTAAGGTTAAATTTTATTGGAAAGGTAGAGATATAGAATTCTCTTCATGGCAAATTGCACATTTCCGTTTATTAGGTGATGATAGAAGGTTACCTTATGGTACATCTGTATTAGAGAAGGCTAGAAGAATTTGGAAGCAGTTATTATTATCTGAGGATGCAATGCTTATCTACAGAGTAACTAGGGCACCAGAGAGAAGGGTATATAAAATTTATGTGGGTAATATTGATGATGAAGATGTTCCAGCATACGTAGATGAGATTGCTAATAGATTTAAACGTTCACCAGTTGTTGACCCTCAAACTGGCCAAATTGATTTAAAGTATAATCAAATGGCAAATGACCAAGATTTCTTTATTCCAGTTAGAAGTGAGGATGCACCAACTCCAATCGATACGTTGGCTGGAGCATCTAACCTTGACCAAATTGCTGATATTGAATATCTTCAAAGAAAATTATTTACAGCACTTAGAGTACCTAAATCTTTCTTAGGTTTTGAGGAAGCAATGGGTGAAGGTAAGAACCTTGCATTACAAGATATTAGATTCTCCAGAACAGTTAATAGAATTCAACAAGCTATGCTTATGGAATTAAATAAGATTGCTATTATACATTTATATATCTTAGGATTCGAAGAAGAGTTAGATAACTTCACACTTTCACTTAATAATCCATCAGTACAAGCTGAGATGCTTAAGATTGAACACTTACAAGCTAAAATGACACTTTACAAGGATTCAGTTAATGATGCTGGTAATGGATTTGGTGCTATGAGTATGACTAAGGCTAAGAGAGAAATTCTTGGTTGGTCAGATGATGAAATCAAACAAGACCTTCTTGAACAAAGAATGGAGAAAGCGGCTGCGGCTGAACTTGAGAACACAGCTAACGTTATTAAGAATACTGGTATGTTTGATAAAGTTGATAGAATCTATGGTGATATTGAGATTGCAAAACAAGGTGGTGCAGCCGAAGGTGAAGGTGAAGATTCCGAAGGTGGTGGACCATCTGGCGGTGGAGGTGGTGGTTTCGGAGGTGGTGGCTTCGGAGAAGAAGACCTAGACTTTGGTGAAGAAGGTGGGGCAGAAGACATTGAAGGTGCACCAGAAGGTGACGAGACTGTAGATGTTGGTGGTGAGGAAATAAGTGCTGATGATTTAGGTGGTGGAGAAACTACTGAGGAATCAATTAAAAGAGTTGATAAACTTTTAACTGAACAAAAAGCATTACTTAAAGGTAAACAAGATGTTAGGGTTATTAGGAATCAGAAGAGTTATTTTGATAGACTTTCTGAATCAATAAAAAGTGATAATAAACCTAATGTTATTAGAGAAAAGATATACGATAAGAATCTAAAAATTAACGAAGATGTTAACAATATGATTGGTGATATTGATTCTATGATTGATGGCTTAGAAAAGGATAATGATGAATAAGTGTTTTTTTAAACCTCATAAACATATTTATATAAAAATACAACACAATGCAAAACTTCGGTAAAATAAAAAATGCGTTCAATGATATCCTTGCTGAATCAATAGTTGATAAGAGCGTGGAGAAAAGAAAGATTGTTAAAAGATTTATTAGAGCAATTAGCGAAAGTAAAATCCTTAAAGCACAATTCTTGATATATAATAATATTGAAAGTAGAGTTGATGAAAATCAATTCTCTGCCAATCTATTCATAACTGAGAATATTAACTTGTTAGATAAATTCAAGAAAGAAGAGATTGTATCCGAAAACAACAAGTTAGTAAATATGTCTCAAATGGTTAAACGTAGGTTAGAGTTAGATTACGATAAGAAGGGATTACACGAATCAATCTCATCTTTAATTTTTAACAAAAAAACACCATCTACAGTTCAAGAGACAACCACTTCTCGTATGAATGTAATTAAATACATTAATGAGAATAAGGCTAAGGTTATCTTAGAAACACCAGAAATCCCAACTAGTATGTTGGCTAATTTAGCAGTGGATAAATTCAATGAGAAATATGCTGATTTAACAGAAGATGAACATAAGGTTCTTAATGTTATTCTAGAATCAGATAACAACGAAAATAGAGAAATTGTATTTAACGAAACAATTAAGAGTTGTGTTGACTCAGTTAATAGTAGATTAAAAGAGTCTACAAATAAAGAAAAATTACTTAACGTAAAAGAAAGATTACTTAGTACTAGTTTTATGAGTGAAACATTCTCAGAAGATATTGTTAAGTTATTAGACTTAAAAAGAACACTAACTATAGAATAACTTTAATATTATGGAATTAGATTCATTAGTGCAAATATTTGGAGGTGCTGGTGCTACATTCTATATTATGTGGTTATGGCTTAAGAGTGTTCAAGAAGAAAAGAAGATTTTGCAAGTTAAATTAGATAATGTAGAAGAGAAGAGGATTATTGAGTTGAGGGAAATGTTACCATTATTAACTGATGCTTCTAAGGGTCTTCAAGATGTTATTAGTATTAACCTTGAAAGTAATACTGAGGTGGTTAAAGAAATAAAATCTCATATTGATGGGAAAGTTACTGAAATATCAGAAATATGCAAACAGAAATGATTTCAAAATTACAGTTAACAATAGCTAAATTAGAATTGAAACAATTAGAGGTTATTGATAAATTGTCTAAAAAAAATAATAACGAATATGTGATTCGTTGTATTACATGTCCAGATACAAATAAGTTCATATCAGTTAATGGAGATTGGGGTAAGGTTATAGGGTTTAATGAAAGTGAATGTATTGGTAAATCTATATTTGAATTTATAGCACCGTATGAATTAGACAGAGCTAAATTAGAAGCAATAAAAATGAAACATGGTGAACAATTTGATTCATTTATTTGTGATATGATTGGTAAAAATGGTTTACCAGTTAGTGTAGATTGGAGGGCTAAATATTTTCCAAATATCAATGCCATAGTATCGATAGGTAGAGTTAAAAGATAAGATTTGACTTATTAATAAATTATCATTATACTTGTATAAAAATACCAGGTATTATGATAAAAAAAGGAAAAGAAATTAAAATGGGAAAAACTTATAAGGATTATAAAG